CGGCGGTATCATAGTCAGTCGCGCTAAAAGCCTCGCGTCTATCAAGTCCCATCATAAAATAAAAACGCGTATAACCAAGGCTTTTAAGATATGTAAAAGCCTTTTGTGCAGTATCATATGATATTATTTTAACATTTTTACCAACTGATGTTCGTGACGAATATTGTATATAATTTGTGATTATTGTTTTTCTTGCTTCGAAATCCATAGGATCTGTTTTTTGGTTTGGTAAAATTGTATCACTGTCATATTTTTCTTGTAAAATTATATAAACATCGGGGCGTTCCTTTTCCCTTTCTAAACTCTTTTGAATACCTAACATACTTGTTATTAATTTACCGTGTCCTTTATGCGGTGGATTCATGCGTGCAAAACAAAATATAGCAATTTTTCCGTCATCAATTTTCATTTTGGATAATTTTTTTGTTAATTCATCATCGCTTGCCATATTAATATATATAAATTATTAATATTTAAAAATTTATACTTGAATAATAATAATGAATAATAGTCCTTGGGTTGAAAAATACAGACCTACTAAATTTGAGGATATTGTATTAGAATCTACAAATAAAACGCTTTTAACGAATATTATAGAAACAAATAATTTTCCCAATTTATTATTTTATGGTCCGCCTGGTACAGGTAAGACAACAACGATTATAAATCTGATTAATGCTTATCAAGAAAAGCATGGACAAAAAAGGAAAGGTTTGAAGATACATTTGAATGCTTCTGATGATAGGGGGATAGATATAATAAGAAACCAGATAAAAACTTTTGTGGATACAAAAACATTATTTGGAAAAGGTATTAAATTTGTAATATTGGATGAAGTGGATTATATGACAAAGAATGCACAACAAGCATTAAGATATTTGATACAACAATACATAAAGGACATACGTTTTTGTTTAATTTGTAATTACATAAGTAGAATTGACGCGTCGTTGCAAAATGAGTTTGTTAGATTAAGATTTTGTCAATTACCCAAGAAAGACATATCATATTTTTTATTAGATATTGTAAAAAAAGAAGAAATAAATATAACACAAAATCAGATATTATCGATTCAAAATTATTTTAAATCGGATATAAGGAGTATGATAAATTATATACAATCGAATCATACGAATCATACAATTAATATAAATGTAATAAAAGATAATTTTTGGGAGAAATTATTAAAAAAATTTAATACGATGAAACATGAAAAATTAATAGAATATATTTTAAATAAATGTTTATTCTATAATATTCAACCAAGACAAATTGTGATAAAATTTTTTATATATTTAATTCATAATAAAAAGAATATATTGAAAGAAAAATGGATAGATAATATGGAATTTATACTGCATAACACTAATATTAATGAGAAATATTTATTAAATTATGCGGTTGTTGTTATTTATGATTTTGTTAAAGAAGAATAATACATTCGCATACGCTGATGTAATCTGTTTGAAAAATGATTTGGGGACTTCATACTTGGATTAAAATTATTTCTTTTTAACTCGTACTCTTTGAATATATTTTCCATTATTTTTTTTTTTGATTTAGTTTGTATTTTTTTAAGACGATAATTGCTAAATGAAAGTGATGTTTCCATTTTATATATTAATAATAAATTAATTAATTTTGGAGTATTTAATAAAATTGATTTAAAGATACGATTTATATTAATATAAATGTCTTCTTTAAATTCAGAATGGGAAAAATTCACAATAAAAGGAAAAAGCAATATAAAGACAAAAATAGAAGAGAAGAATCCACACACAGTTGTGTGTACAGATATATATATAAGTACAAAAACCAAAATAGCTTATTTAAATATATCAAATATAAACTTGGAAAGTACTTATTGGAATATTCCTATTATTGAATATTCTGACCCTAAAATTGGTATTTTAAAAAAATCTATGAAATTTAATTGTTTGAATAAAGAGCAAACAGATGAATTAAATGAAAAAATTAAAACTGAAAAGAATATAAATGTTAACTCATTAAAACATATTATAACAAATACAAAATATAAAGATGTAAAAAAAATTGATATTGGTATTTCAAAAAAAGACTTAACTAATTTTCGTAAAAAGAAAAAAGGCGCTTTCTATAATTGTTTTGCGATTATTCTCCGAATAAAAGAAGAAAAGTTCAAAGAAGTTCATATTAAAATTTTTAATACAGGAAAACTTGAGATTCCGGGTATTCAAAATGATAATACATTAGTTATAGCATTAAATCATTTATGTAAATTATTATCTGTTATTTTAAATACCACTGTATCTTATAATGAAAAACATGTAGAAAATGTTTTAATTAACTCAAATTTCTCTTGTGGATTTTATGTAAATAGACAAAAATTACATCAATTATTAAAATTTAAATATAATATTCATTCACTATACGATCCATGTTCATATCCAGGTATTCAATGTAAGTTTTATTATAATAACAATAGTAAAATATATAATGGTGTTTGTAATTGTGAAAAAAAATGTTATTACCTTAAGAAAGGCGAACATAAAGAGAACAAATGTAGAGAAATATCTTTTATGATTTTTAGAACTGGAAGTGTTTTAATTGTTGGTCATTGTGACGAAATCATATTATATTGCGTTTATGAATTCTTAAAAAAAATATTTATTGAAGAATACAATGATATAAGTCAAAATATAGAGCTTCCTCCAAAGAAAAAAAAAAATACGAAGAAAATTCGTAAAAGAAAAATTAAAGTCTCTATTGTGGATTGAATAACCAGTTCACATATTTTAAAGCAGTCATATTATATATTTTTTCTTTATTTATATTATACATTTTTTTTTGAAATTGTTCATGCGTTATCTCATTCTTAAAATATTTATTTGTAGTCAATATTAATATTTTCAAAAATCTGTTTATCAATATTTTTTGATTCATTAAATCATATAATAAATCTTTCATTATTTTTGAAAAATTATAATAATCCCCTTTCATATAAATACTATATATATTTGATATGAGTTTTTCAAAATCCTTATTGTATTCCATATATTTCTTCAATTTATTTTCTGTTTTTATGATATCGTCACTTATTAATAATATGATATTTATAATTACATTATTATATATTTCTGTAAAATATTTCATTTTTTTTATATAAATTTTATCATTCTCCAATAATTTCATTTCGCATCTATATTCAGTATTTATGTCATATATCGTTTTTTTGTAAACAAATAAAGTAGCATCTTTAGAATTTAGTTTTATATATGAATTCGCATCTTCTCCTATTTGACTTACAAATTCTACATAATATAAATATGCTTTTTCTAAATGATGGTCTAATAATTTTGAATTTTTTGTATACATAAAAAGAATATTATGGACGTGTTCCAGCGTCGTCAATCCTCTATTTATTATAAAATTTAAATATTCTTTATTCACAGTTTTTACATTATTTAACAGATATTTTACACATTGGATTCCTATACCTATATAAATATTTATAGACTCATTAAATACCTTGGCTGTGATATTTTCATTATAATTTTTTATATCAAGTAAATTTTTACTATCGTTTTTCTCATTATTTTTCATATATTCATAATTAATATTTTTTTATTATTTAAACTACTTAAAGTTTAAATAAATATCTAATTATATAATTATAATGGCAGCAGTCGCAGAATCTTCAAATGAGGCCAGGGCAAATTACGTATTGCCGTCTGGAACTACATTACAACATTGTGCTAAATTATCTATCGTGGAAGATAAACCAATCATGTTTGATTATTGGGCCGCTTCGTGTGACAAAGGCGTTCTTATTGGTGTTAGAGAAAACGAAGAAAAATTACTTGTAAAAAGTGAAGAAGAATATACCAGCCCTATCAACAAAATTTATAAAGTTGAAAAAGAATATATTATTATTACCGAAAATTCAATTTATATAGTTAGCGCTGATATCCCAACTAAACGCGTATCGTAAATAATTAATTTTATTTAGTAAATTAATTATTTTCTTGATTTTCTTGATTTTCTACGTCTTTTATTCGTTTTTCTTCTACGTCTTTTCTTCGTTTTTCTTCTCTTTCGAAAATGTGTTGGACACGGAGGACATTTACAAGTACATTTGCCTGTTTTTTTTCTTCTTTTTGAACAAGGACAACTTTTACGACAAAATTTTTTACAACAAGGACAACACTTTCTTTTACCGCCACCTATTTGGGTTCCTGTCTGTTGTAAGCCAGTTAATACATCAGAAGCTTTTTTCATAATCTCCGGATTAGAAAAAACTGTTCCTATCTCTTTCATAGTTTTGGGGTTCTTTAATATTTCTTGTGCTTGTGTCATTTTTTCACTATCCTGTAAAACACCTGTAATCATGCTATTATTTGATAATAAATTTTCCATATATAAATTATATTATATTATAAAATTGATTTAATTAAAAAATATAGATATATCTAATAATAATGGCAGAAATCGTAGAAAACACACAAGTTACAAAATCATATAGTAATGATAACATACACGTTTTTCATGGAGACTGTATTGAAAGACTAGCTAAAATACCAGATAAATTGGCACAATTGATTTGTATAGACCCACCGTATAATATTGGTAAAGCTACTTGGGATACAGTTGAAAATTATAATGCGTGGTTATTATCTATAATAAAATTATTAGAAAAGAAATTGAAAGATAATGGTAGCTTCTTTATGTTTCATAATAATATGGAAACGATAAGTGAGTTAATGGTAGACATTAAAAGGAACACAAAATTTAAGTTTAAACAAATGATTACTTGGAATAAAAGATTTGATGGATCGCCACGTAAAGGATTTATGGATGGATTTGTAGTCAAAAATGACATGCATAACTGGAATAAGATGTGTGAGTATATATTATTCTATACATTTGAAAATCATCATAAATTAAAAGAGGCAAGAACAAGATTGGGGGTTACACAAATGACCATATCAAAAGAAATTTTTAGTAAAACAGGAGGTCTTACGGGATGGTATAGTAATTTAGAAACAGGTAAAAATCAACCAACAAGAGAGACGATTATACCAATAGAAAAACATTTACATTTGAAATATGAAGATATTGTTCCGAAATTTAATAATCAAAAAACTCATCATAGTGTATGGAATTATGATATGGCGAAAAGAAGTAAAGTCCATATAACACCAAAACCAATAGAATTGTTAAAAAATATCATACGACACACTACGGATGAAGGTGACTTGGTATTGGATTGTTTTGCTGGGTCAGGCAGTTTGGGTTATGCGGCATTAGAATTAAATAGAAAATGTATATTGATAGAGAAAGAAGATAAGTATTTTGAGTATATTGTTAAAGAGTTGGGTTAGGACACTTTTAAAAAATTGATTTGATTTTCATCATGTTCATCCTTTTAATTCACAAACCAAGATTACAATCTATATATACTTAAAAAAATAGACCTATTTATATTAAATCGATATGTCTACACAAAACAAAGGAGAAAAAGGAGAAAAAGCAGCAATAGCTAAGTGTTTGAAAAACAGTGAGGACGTGGATTGGTGTTGTGAAATATTCAGTGAATTAGCCGATGAAGGTATCTTCCTGAACGACCCTGTGACAAATGAGCGTATCACAAGAGTGGAAGATATCAAAAAGGCAAAATCTACTATTAAGGCAGACGTAATTCTAGGATTCAAAAAAACAGATACAACTCAAGGGACATCTATAAAATATTTTGACAAAACGAATCCGTCTATAATAAATACAACCACCAGGTCGAAGTTCGTAACAAACCCCAAATTGAAAAAGTTTGTACCCAGTTTTGATACGCTTTGTGGCAAATATTTAAATGACCCAGTAAACCTCGCAAAAAATAAATCAGAGGTAGATAGACCTTTACGTGTTTATGAACTAGCAGAGAATGAAAAGAGAGATATTGCTTGTGGTATCGCGTATTTTACATTTGATGGGACTGGAAAAGGAGACGCTTCTGTGCCAGCGTCAGCTATTATAGAAATGTATCACACAGACAAAAGAATCGAATATACTACGTGTTCCACCGATGAAGAAAAGATACAGTATGTTTTAGATAATTGGGATAGATATATCATTTCAATAAGAGGACATAAAATGCAAGGTAATGGAAAACTTCGAACAAATGGTGTGCCAAAAAAGGGACCACTACCAGAAGATATGTCTTGGGTGTGTTATTATAAAAACGACGATGGAAAAGAATATCCAAGAGGTGCGTTACATGTAAGAATTAAAAAAAAAATAAAAAATAAAAAATAAAAAAGAAAGACTATACACGTCTTTTTTCTTTGTATGGTAAAATTGATTTAAAATAACATAAATATAGTAATAATAAATATGGCTGAAAAAAAAATTACGTACATTGATTTATTCCGTGGAATAGGTTCTTTTCATTACTCCTTCAAAAAACTAGGGTTTAAATGTATTATGTCAAGTGATATATGTGAACCTGCAAAAATTACATATACACATAATCATAAAGTGGAACCGTTGGGAGATATTTGCGATATTGACCCGAGTAAAATTCCATCCTATGATATTTTGACAGCAGGATTTCCTTGTTTTGTTGAAGGTACTAAAGTATTAACTCATAGCGGATATAAGAATATTGAAGATGTTGTTTTAACAGATACTTTAATGACACATACCGGACAATTTCAAAAAATCCTAAATTTACAACACAAACAATATACAGGCGATTTATATAATATTAAAGTTAAATATCATCAATCTTTTAACTGTACCGACGAACACCCATTTTATATTCGTGAAAAAACACGAAAATGGAATAATGAATTACGAAAATATGAATATACATTTAAAAATCCCGAATGGAAAAAAGCATGTAAATTAACGAAAAATCATTATTTTGGTATGAAAATTAATGAAAATAGTATCATACCTGATTTTAGTTTTGATAAAATTATAAATCAACATAAAACCAAGGTAGTTAAAATTAAATTAGATAATCCGGATATGTGGTTTATGATGGGTTATTTTATAGGAGATGGGTGGATAGAAGAAACAAAAAAAAAAGATGGTCGTTCTATGCATAAAATAAGGTTTGCTATTAATACAAAAGATGAGAAGGATGTACTTGATAGAATAAATAATATATTAAAATTAACTGATAAAAAATGCCCTTCAGGTAATAACTGTAATAAATATGGTTATGCTGATTTTGTATGGTTTAATATATTTAAACAATTTGGTAAATACGCTCACGGAAAACTAATACCCGAATGGGTCCAAGATGCACCAAAAGAGTATATCCAGGAGTTTGTTAATGGTTATAGAACTGCAGACGGTTGTATTACTAAAAACGATTGTTATGAGTTTACAACTGTATCATATAATTTAGCATTTGGATTACAAAGATTATATTTGAAATTAGGACATTTGTTTGGTATCAACAAAGATATTCGTCCAAAAACAACTGTAATAGAAGGAAGAACAGTTAATCAAAGAGATACATATCATATTAGAGGATATGTTAAAGAAACGAAAAGAAAGTATTCTTCCTTTATTGAAAACGGATATGTTTGGTATGTTCCATTTAAAATAGAAAAGGCTGATGTAGAAAATGAACCAGTTTATAATTTTGAAGTGGAAAATGATAACAGTTATGTTATAGAAAATATAATATCTCACAATTGTCAACCGTGGTCACAGTGTGGACACCAGAAAGGATTTAAAGATGATAAGGACAATAGAGGGACGATGTTTTCGCAAGTAATGAAATTTGTAAAAATAAACAAGCCAAGAATTATTGTATTAGAAAATGTAGCCCATTTATTAAAACATGATAATGGAGAAAGCTTTAAAAAAATAAAACAAGAAATAGAATCTGAAGGATATAAGATTACATACAAGATCTTAAAATGTAGTGATTATGGAATCCCTCAAATGAGAAAGAGATTATTTATAGTAGGTATTAAAAATATAAGTGATAAAAAACTGGATGAATTCTTTAAATTAGAAAAATATGAAAAGAAAACTACACTTAGTAAATTTTTAGGTAAAAATTTTGAGAAATCAACAGCATATACAATTAGATGCGGTGGGAAGCGTTCGCCTATAGATGACCGACATAATTGGGATGGGTATTGGGTGTTAAATAATGATAACAGAGAGGAATATAGATTAACAATAGATGATGCTTTAAAATTACAAGGATTTGAAAATTATGAATTACTTGGAACACAAACCGCAAAATGGAAAATGTTGGGGAATACAATTCCCACAATATTTACCGAAATAATTGGTAAGCAAATCTTGAAGATGTTGTAAAAAATATTTAGTTATTAATAATTAATAAATATTTTTTTAATTAAACCGGTTGAATTAAATCTCTAATTAATTCCAGATAATCCGTCGCTTCTTTAATAAAACTTTCTTTAGTGCAACGTTC